ATCCTCGCCTAGAGTGCGGATCACTCGCGTGGCATCGATCACTTTCGGGATTACGTCGACCAGAATTTCCCCGGTGAACGTGAGCGCCTTCATGTGATTGTCGATGAAGATGTAGTTGGAGACGTCGCCCTCCTGCTGTCGGGCGAGGATTGCGCGGCCTGATGTCTCGTTCGAGCGGTTGCCGAGGGATGCATCGTAGATGCCCGTCACCGCTTTCAGCTCATCGACTGCGAGTGTCGAGATATTCGCGAACGCAGCCGGGAAATTCGCGGGCGGTTCTCGCGTCGGTCGGGCCTGCGGGTAAGCTGGGTCGATGTTGTAGGGCAGGACGGGCGGATCGTCATAGCCCAGACGCTCGTAGTAGGACTGCAGGCCCTCGATCATCTTCGGGGTGGCAGTCAAGGGCGAGTTGGGCAGCTTCGCCACGACTTCGACGAGCGTCGACAGCTCAAAGTTGTGGATCATCTGCGCGTCACGCCCGAACCGGGTCATTCCGCAGTAATACTCCTCGCCCTCGATTGAGAAGAACTCCCCCCAGTTGATGACGATCGGAATGTGCTTGCCGGGCCAGTCCGTGACCTCGGTAAGTCGCTCCTTTCCCGAGATCAGGCAGCACCTGACGACATGCGTATCGATCTCGCGCGTATCCTCGATCGTGAGCCCCCCCTTCGCAGCGTCTGGCGCGATCGGATCGAACTCCACCGCGTCCACGACGGTGCCATCGTTCAGCCGATAGATGACGCGCTTCGTCGGCTCCTTGTACCAGTACTTCGCGATGCGCACGGTGTCCTGATACCACCATCCTTTGTCGAGCTTCGACACTGAGGCCGAATCGAAGTCCACGACCTGCTTGCCGGGATACAACTCCTTGAACGTCGAGCGCGGGATGAGGCGTGACTTGAATGCATAGCGCGCATCGCGGCGGAAGAAGTCGCGCGAGGCGGGATCGAACGTGACAGAGAACGGGTCTTCGATCGCCGCAATCCGCAAGCCCCTGTCGAAACCCTCCTCGTCCTCGTAGTCCATCGTGACTTCCCAGCCGCCGCGCCCCGCGGAACACGCCCAGGTGAAGCCGTTGTCGTAAGCGAGCTTCGCGTGTGAGATCACCTCGATGTTGCGGATGAGCCCCTGGTAGATCTCGGCGATCTCTTTCGTGCCGTCCTTCGTGGGGCGCACCTTGATCTGCGGGCGGCTCTGCAGCTGATCTCCGGTCACGCGACGGATCATCTGCCGCATGCGGTTGAATTCGTAGCACGGGCGTCGGCGGCGCTTGTTCGTCAGGTGCTGATCCCACTGATGGCCCGGCACCATGGCGAAGCGATAGTCGTCTACCGCGCGCTCCTTCAGGATGGACTGAAGGCTCTCGGCCTCGTTGAAGCGCGAGAGCGCATTGCGCACGAAATCCTTGTCGGCAGGATTCGGGATGCTGTCTTTGTCGTCGCGCTTGGCCATGCCGTTACCAGTTGAGTGACGTGCCCGCGCCGCGCGAGGCTGAGGAGAATTGCGAGCCGAATTCAAGTTTCAGCGGTGCGCTGTTGTCGTTCGTGAGCTGATCCGCGACGAGGCAGGTATAGCGGAAGCCGTCAGCGCCATGACTCGCATCGTCATGAACCGGTGTGCTGGCCTGCCCTTCCGAGTTCACGCGACGGCGATAACGCCCGAGGCGATTCAGCAGCTCCCCGGCGTGAGCCTTGTCCATATACACACGCGGAAAGACTTCGCGTGTCTTGCGAATGCCCTGCTCGACCTCGACGTTCTCGACGATCTCGACGTCCCACCCGAGCTTGCGGAACTGCTCTTCGGCGCTCGCCCCAAGGGGATTGCTCGCGCTGGTGAGGGTCTTTGCCCGACCATCGTGCGGCAACCAGATCTTTCCGAAGTTGTAGCTGAGCGCCCGCAGCTCCTGGCTGTAGCTGGGGACCGTTCGCATCCTGTCCTCGATGTAGCGGATTACACGGATCTCGCTGGCGAGCCTCTGCACGAGAATCAGACCCATGAAGTCGTTGAAGCCAAGGTCGCAGATGACATGCACCTTGAGCATGGGGTCGTAAGGGATATTGCAGAGCCGGCTATCCGAGCGGAGCTTGGCGACCTCTCGGTAGTAAATAGCGCCCTCAACCGCGGGGCGACACGCACCCCCATAGATGTGCTCGTAGTCGTCCGGGGCCTCACTCTGCATGCGCTCGCGTGCGGTATCGAGCACCTGCGAGCGCCACGGGTTGTCTTCCCATCCGATCTTCGCAACGAGTGCATCCGGCGGCGGATTCAACACGAAGCGCTTGTAGACCTCGTCCGTGTCCATATCAGGGTTGAAGGACAGCCACAGCTCCGAGTCTGCGGCACGGATCGTGGGTTCAAGGATGTCGAGGGAGCGCTTCGTGATTGTCTGCGCTTCTTCAATCCAGCAGATCGTCGTCCCTTCCTTCGATTTCAGCGAATCCCGCGTCTCAGTCGAGAGGCCGTGAAAGGAGAATTCAGTGCCGTTTGCCCCGTAGATGTATTGGCGCTGAACGTCATAGAAATCACCGATTCCGAGAGGCGATCTCAGATCGGAGAGCAGCTTGTGAACGGAGTCCGTGATCGACTTTTGAACCTCGCGCACACAGAGGATGCGCTCGGGCTTCGCCCGGCCTCGCGCAAGCGCTAGCCGGCCGAACGAATGCGACTTGGCGCCATCGCGGCCACCATAGAGCACGCGATAGCGCACGCGATGTCCGCTTGGCGTGTGAGTTGGCAGCAGAACCTGCAGCGCCTTGGCGGGGACGTCAATTTCCAGGCTGGACGCCACGGATTACGATCTCCGTCATGGTGCGCAGCGGGCTCTCATCGTCACCAACGATGACTTGCGCGGGCTTCCCGTCGATGCGATCCCCCAGCTCTTCCAGAGCCCATTTGTCGCCGTCATCGATTGCGAGCGTCACGAGCTTGTCGGCCGCCTTGTCCAAACCGTCGTCAACACTCGACGCCTTGCGAGCGAGCGCGCGAAGGATTGCCTCGCGCCATCTCTTCGCGCGGGCGGCATTCTGATTTCCGATGGGTGCGCCGGCCATTGATTCAATGCTTAAACAGTTGAGTGGCCATCACGTCACCGTCACCGTGAACGGCCCCACCTGAATGTTGACTTCGGGGAAGTACCACGACGCCTCGCGCACGTTGACGCGATAGACCTGGTTGTAGATCGAGCCGTCGTCGAGCGTGACCTCGGCCCTGAGATTCGCCCAGCCGCTGAGCTGCGAGGCGAACATGATCGAGGTCTCGCGGCGATCGGTCGTGATCTGGGGATCTGACATGACCCCGACTTCAGGACAGTCAGTCCGCCAGGTTGCGCTGGTGATCGTGCGATCTTGATCCAGGGTACCGTTGAAGTTGGCGATCACCCGGCGCTTTTCGAAACGGAAAAGCCTCGATTGATGCGGCCGAGCCCGGTCATAGGCTGAGACGTATGCGCGAGTGGCGCGGCCGAGCTCGGTCATCGTGCGAAACTCGCGAGCGCGACAGCCATAGGCTCAGGCTCATCATGTATGCCGCGCCGATTGAGCCAATGCGCCTGCGCTACCAACAGCTCAATAGCCTTACGGCCATCCGCATCCCAAGTGGAACCACGTCCCGGCCGCAACGCATCCCAGATAAATGTCAGCTGCGCCTGCGGCTCCTTGAGACGCAAATATCGCGAAAGTTTCGCCAGCAGAACGACGCAACGGCTATTCGCAAGACGCCAGTTGTATGCAGCCTTCCAACTTGGCTTACTTCTTGTCACTGCGCTGATGTTCCCGCCAAAACAGCGCTGAACTTCCTCCAGTAACTCTAAAGACGTGTTCGCAATGATAATTCGCGGATGCCAATGGTGTCTGGTCCTTGCGAATCCAATCGAACCTTCTCCGTCGATAAGCCCAGCGAGATATGCTAATTGCATTGTTTCGCCTTTCACTTCGGCTGCAATTGCCGCAGCCGATTCCCACGAGCATTCCTACGCGCACTTGAAAGCGCAATCGCCGCAGATTGCTTCGCCGGATAGCCCTCACCGCGCAGCTTCGCGATGTTCTGTGAGATCGTCTTCTGACTGGAGCCTTTTGCGAGTGGCATGGCTCTAACCGAGATATTCCAGGCGCAGATGGGCCGCGTACTGCATCGCTGTTGCGCCAGATGAGGCGTAATTGGAGGTCTGGAACTGGATGTTAGTGCCGCCCTTCGCGTTGATGACGATGGCACCGTTGCCGAAAGCGCCCGGGGCATTGGCCGGGTTGGTCGGGGTCATGCTGGCAGCGGACAAAGCCACACTACTATCGTTGTCCGTCCACAGAATCCCGACGTTCGGGAGCGTCGACGAGGTTGTTCCGGCCTGCGTCTCCACGGCATACGCAGACACCCGGTACATGCCAGCGCCGTCTGCTGGAACGGCGTAGATCGTTGTCGCTCCAATATTGGCGGAATGCCCGGCACTGTTGTACGACGCATAGATCGGCGGAACACCAGCGCCAGCAGTATTGATGCCGTTGTAGACACCAAAGGTGCCCGCCATCTGGGTCACCCCCGTCTCCGTGACCGTCGTCCTCGTAACGTTGTTTGTGATGAGACGGAGGGGCTGCGCTGTCGTCGTGCCGAGCGACATCGGCGCGACTGTGCTGTTGCCGCCGATCTCCGCGAAGAACTGGCCGCCGTGCGGAATCTGATCCCAGACCGTGCCGTCGTAGACCGCCACATCGCCGACATTCCAGACGATGTTCCCGTGGCCCGTGTCGCGCGTGCCTCCAACCGAGACGAGGTAGGCCCAGCCGGCCGTGCCAACGCCGTCAGTCAGTGACGGATCATTCGTGGCGACATTCCAATCGCCACGGTACGACCAGACCTCGAATGGCATCTCGTCGAGCGGGATCTTTCCATCCGGCCCGAGATCAGCAACGCCGTTCGGCTGGCCCTTCTCCGAAGATGGGATTCCGCCAACGCCAAGACCGGTGGTGACTTCACCCATCGATCAGCTCACCACGCGAGCGGCGGTGGCGTAGAGGCCTGACGGCGCGCCGCTCTCGACGAAGGCGCGAATCTTACCGGGCGGCAGTTCAAAGACCCCTGCAGCCGCCTCCGTCAGCGTGGTGAACAGGCCCGCGTCAATCCACGTCGTGTCGTCCGGCCCTAGGAATTGCAGCTTGACTGTCGCCCCACCGAATGTGCCCGCGACGGCAAACACTCCACGGCCGCCGTCCCAACGCTTCGATTGACCTGTCGCGGCCGCGTTCGCGAGCAGAACGACTTCGAATCTGCTGCTCATCGCTTCATCGCTCCAATGATGTCCACGCCGAGTTACCGCGGTTCGTGTAGTTCTCCGTAAGGCCATGGTGCTTCAGAAGCTTCTGGAAGTACTGGCGGTTCATCGAGGCCAACTGAGCCGCCGCGGAGCGGTTTCCGCGCGCTTCGCGCAGCGCTTCACGCACGTACTCTCGCCGTGCATCTGCCATGGCCTGGCGATATGACTTCACGGCGTGCCCACGCTGATGACGACCGTGACAGTGATTCCGGTCGGCGCCTTGGGCGGCACGACAGGCACGTCCGCACAGGCCACGGTGCTCGGGGCGCTCTTCACGCTGTTCGAAACGGTCTTCACGTAGAAGCAGCGCTGGCCCGGCGGGAGCTGGTAGGTCCGGCTCGTTACGTTCGCCGCAACGGTCTCACGAATTCCCCAGGTGGGACCGGTGGACGTTGCCGCCTCGGAGACCTCGAATCCTGTGATGGGACAGTTCGTGATCGGCGAGTTGTCCTCGCATGTCGTGGGGGCGGTCCACGAGAGCCGCACATCGGCGGAGTGGGCAAGGATGGGAAAGAACGCGAGGAGTACGAGAACGAGCGTGCGGTTTTTCATGACTCGCATTGTCGCGAGTCAGAAACAACCCTGCTGGCAATAGATATTGCTGGCTATGGCGCTCGCTTCCCATTGAACATTCGGGCCGCTTCTTCGTCGGTAAGATTCATTCCGTCCGCCCACATGCGTGCCTTGAACGCCTCGAAAGCAATTCGCGTCAGGAGCGCCGTATTTGGTGGCGGTCGACGCTTGAAGCCGCGCAACTCCTTCGGGAGCGATGTCGGCTCAAGCAAACGAACGCGATCCTCGTCGCGGATTTCCTCAATGAGTTTCTCGACTGGCGTGGAACATGAGATGCCACCAGCACTCGCGCCGTCCGTAAGCTGACGTTGCTTCAAGGATTTTTCTCCGGCTCCAGCGGACCTGGCGGAAGCGTGGAGCCTTTCACAATCCCGTGAATGATCTTCGCGAGATAGTTCCGGTGCACGCCCGTTTCGAATTCGAGCTGCTTGTAAGTGGGGATCTGAAGTTTCAGCAATGCAATTTGCTCGCACCGTTTGCGGATCTCAGGTGTGATTTTTGTGGGTCTCATGAACAATCTACCTCTCGCAACACCCAGCGCCGCTTAGAATTCTTTCGCCATCCGTGAACGTGAATGCGGATGCCTGCCTTGCGAACTGCGCCGACGTTGTCGTGCTCGGCTATCTTTGCCACCCGCGAAGCGACGTTGCTACCGCTCGTCGCTTGGACCGCGAGCACCTCGCCGTCCTTCAATGCGAGGATGTCGATGAAGCCGAACAAGTCCTGTCGCCGCTTGATGTGCGGAATCCATTTCTCGACAACTCCAGCGAGGTAGCCCGCTTTGCGCAGGTAAGCGAGCGAGCGG